AGATGTATAAATAGTAGGCATCCTGTTAGTCGTCCGATGGTTAATTACGCTATGCAAGTCGCCTCTGAACGCTTGAGTTGCGTCTCTAACTCCTATATCATCGATGACTACAAGAGGACTATTTTTCGCTAACTGCATTCTGCGGTAATACTCGGCGCTTGCCTTTTCGCCAATATCTTGTGGAATATTCTTTCGATTAAATTCGTTGAACAACGTTTGCCAATCGTTGCAATCTAGGAAGTAAGCCGGAGTTTGAAGCGCCTGCCTACCGCGCTTTAAACTCCCTAAATAATGAGTAATGATCCACGAATTCATAATTGCTACTGCAGTTGTGGTTTTTCCTGTTCCAGGAGACTGACTATAAAGATACATAGATTTTATATTAGCTTCTTCGTTACTATTGAATTGACGATTAAAAGTATCACAATAAGTGTCTAGAAATTTATAAATACTAGGTTGATTTTCTCTTACGACCGAATTCTTTATAGTAACCTTACGGTAATCTGCAGGGATATTTGCGGTACCAGTACGCCCGCCATTACCACTAGTACCGTGTAATGCAATAAAGTGTCCGCAAATTTTATTACATTGTTCTTTACCTGCGAAAGAACAGAAGTCATTGACGATACATGAATTTTTATGAGAATTGGTCAATGTTTAGCTCTCCCTTCATTTTCCTTTCATCTATCATATTATTAGTTAATGCGAAATCCCCGTAATAGACAATTGCTGCATTGTCGTAAGCATCTGCCGCCTCTTCTTTTGTTTTAAAAACGCCTAAAACTCTAAGTTTTCCTTTGAAATAGATAGTAGCTCTCCATTTTTTATCTCTTTTTACCCATGTAACTCCTTTAAACCCGGAAGTATTATTTCTCTGCATTGACTGGTTTCTTGAATTATTTTCTAATGTACATACCCTTAGATTTCCTTTTTTGTTATTTAAACCATCCCCGTCTATATGATCTACGACCATACCTTTCGGGTTTTTCATTATTTCACGGTGCATTGAAACTCTACCCGAAGTTTTTCCTAGACGTCTTTTTTCTTCTGCGGTAAGTCCGCGACTTGCGTATCCATTGTTGTAACACCATTTCCATTTAGATAAATATTCATAATCCTCGTCATCCACTAATGCCTCTTTCCCTTGTGATAGAGGTAATTTTTTCAATTATTTCGCCTCCTTATCGCCTATAAAATACTTCGCAAATCCGCCAACCACTACCGCAAATCCGACTAAACTAAATAAGATAGTCGATAAAACTCCGATAACAGTAAACACGCCCATCCTTTTCGCCTCCCTTCCGCTACCTTAATACGAGCCACAACACGATAATCCAAAACGGAATACATACGATACTTGCGAATATTGCCCCGCGAAATAGCCCCGTCATAGCCAATCGGAATCAAACTCGCCATCTGTTTCCGCAACTTGCTCCGATATCACTTCCGCCTTCAGGCATTGCGGCAAGTAGCGTTCCTTCATATACGATTGCATAAAGGAGAAGTTGACGCCTGGATACTGAGCACTTCCGGAGTAATTCGCCAAGCATATGTCGATAAAGCGCTTTGTTACCGCAATCCCATTCGTCTTAGCGAAGTTCTTCAGCATTCGCGTATCGACTGCGAAATTGCGAGCTACGTATTTGATTCCGAATCGTTCTTCGTGGCGAGCGTAAAGATAATCTCGCAGATGATTTGCGGACCATTGATCCGTTGAGATTTCGGAGTAGTGCGCTTTAGATTTAGCCGCCATCATTCTTCGCCTCCTTCGTGCGAGTCGTCGATAATTACGCATTCTTTTGAAACTGGCGAAGTAATAACGGCATATCCTTCGGTAGTAAACGCTTTAGTAAAATTATCGGTTATGATTTTCGTAGACCATCCGGTAGTTGAGCCGTAATGTTTAACGACGTCGCCTACGCGGACTTCTGACGGCTGTGGTGCGGATAGATATTCCGATGGGACTTCGAGTCCTAGCGCTCGGCGAAGGGCTATTGCCTTGCCGATGTGAACGTTGAAGCAGTCCGTTGGGTCGCATTTGGCGATTCCGCGAGCGTGTAAATCATTCGATACAACTCCGCGAAGTAATACGACTACTGTTCGCTTTTCTTTATTTACGACAAAATCAACGTTACAGTTATACGAAGTCCTATCGCCTCTAATCTCGATTACTTCGATATCTTCTCCGTATCCGTTATCTTTTTGTAACTCCGCTAAATCGCGCTTAGCCTGTTCGATAATTTCATCGCGAATCTGTTGCGGAGTCTTTTGCACGATCGGAGTTTCGACCGCCTTATCTTCGTATCCCCACGCTAGCCCATCCGAGTATCCTTCGTTATAAGCACGCGTTTTGATTTCAAGGAGTGCTCCGCTGATGATTCCATGTAGTTCCGCTTCGGATAGCGTTTTAATTTGCGACTTGATTTCGTTTAAGTTGTCGTTGTTCATTCCGTTACCTCCTTTTTAAATTCAATTTCTAATTCCTCGCGAGTTGAACCGATCTTCTTAACGAGGAAATTAATAAATTCCGTTTCATCGATAACCGTTCCGTCACACACATCGCAACAATTCGGAGCTTCCTCTCCGTACCAACTCGCCTTTTCATGCTCTTCGCCTAACTCTCCGTTCTTGGTGCGCATTTCATCGTAACAATGTCCGCATAATGTTGCTTCACATTTACCGCAGTGTCCGTAATGTCCTGCATCCGCAAAAATTTCGTTGCAAATTTCGCAATTATAGTAATCTACTCCCATTCCGTTACCTCCGTTAATTTCGTTTTATTTTCGTTACAGTATTCCGAGTATTAGTTATCGGAAATATTTATTATCGATAAAGTTTTATTACTAATAGATAGCGAAAATACCTTTTCGCCGTCTTTATGATTCTAATTATAATGACTCTTATTACTATGATTCTTATTCAATGTGACGGTTACCGAGTGACGCCGACCGAGTGACGTCTAGCTACTTCTTCTCTTCCTTATTAAACTTTTCGAGACAGCTTATCGGTAGGATTGTATATCGGACGTTATTCCACGTTTGCTTATCGTAGTCTCGCGACTGCACCTTTCGGACAATCGGACGCCCTTCCCATCGATAATCACACAGCGATTTAATTCGTCGATTTGCCGTTTCCCTTGCGACTTTTAATCGCTCGGCTATTGCGTATTGACTCGGAAAGCATTCGCCGTTTTTGTCCATGAATGCTGCGATAACACATAGCGTTTGCCATCGTTCTGGACCTAAGTCGGCGATCAGTCCGCTATGAACGGCTTCTACGTACATTTTCACGAAGATGCGCGTTTCGCTTTCGCCAGTTGTTGTTGAGTGCTCCGTTTGAGATTCTACGGAGATTAGTCGGTTATTATTTGATTCAGTCAACTTGCGGTTCCTCCTTCGTTAGTTTCGTTAACTTCGTCTACAGTGCGCGGATTAGCATGGCACCAGTAAACGTAGTCTCGATATTCTTCGACGGTCATAGCGTTTGCCGACGCTAGCCATCCGATTAGTCTATCGAAACGTTCTTGCGACAGTTCAAAGCGTTGCCTATTCGCTTCGAACCATTCGAATATATTGCTATCGTTTTTAGATTGATTTAGTCCGTTTACCATCGGATACATATTTTCGAAAGTAGTTCCGCCATGTCCTACCGCTATTGGAATTGCGTGTTCTCGTTCTAAGTTTACTGTCTGTCCTGTTAACGCACACGTATAATTGAAATATTGGAGTGTTTTCTCATATTGTTCCGCTGCTAGAGTGTCAGGTAGACCGTTTATTCGTGCTCTCCTGCGTAATTCGTATATACGTCTCTTATCTAGATTATTTTTGCGGTAATTACGGTTATTTTCCGCATATTTTTCTCGGTTATTTTCGTAATAATTACGATTTTTTTCTAAAAATTTTACTCGGTTTTCTTCTCGGTACTTACGTTCTAATTCCACAATTTTTTCTCGATTATTTTGGCGGTAATTACGGCTATTAGTACTTTTACAGCTTTTACAACAGCTGTTTCTACCCCCTACTCCTTCTGAATGTTTGTGGTATTCTTCTATCAGCTTTATTTTGGGGCATTTCGAACACCTCTTCGCAACGACTTCGCCTTTTTCATTTTCGTACCAAAGCGACATACTACCACGTCGTTTCTCCGTAAATCCTTCGAGATTCACCACCTCGACCTCCTCCCGTGTGACTTTTCGCCTTACACTTACTTAGACGCACGAGGAAGGAAAGTCGCGCAGTATTTTCGAAAAGTTTTCCGTGTGACTTCCGCCCTCACAGAACTATATCCCCTTCGAACAATTTTCGCGCACAATTCCGGAAATAAAAAAAGACCCGCCATTTTTGGCGAGCCTCATCCGTTATAAAAACTTCCGTAATTCATTCGATACTTCTTCTTTTTCCATTCCGAGATACTTCGTTGTTACCGCTAAATCG